AACTTCTGTACCGTCTGTAGAACCAGATGGTCTTGTTATGTTATATTGAATACCATCTACAAAAATAGACATTTGTCTTGAACTATCAATCTCTATTTTTAAGTGATAAATAGTATTTGCAGCTACAGTTATTGGTAAAACACTGATATGATCTGTGCCACCAATACTATGAACAAAATGTAGTTTTGTAAAATCATCAAAAGATTCAGAGTTTGTAGCATCTGTTTGAAACTTAAAATATGCTTGGTTAGCATCTGTCGCTATTAACTGATCATTAGTTAATTTTAAACCAGCGTATGCTTTTTGATTATCAATTGCAGGTAATGCTATTGATGTTTCAAAATGTACTTGATTCTCAGTCCCCCATAAACAACTTGCCCATGCTGTTGCAGCAGTATCTAAATGTGGAGTAATAATTGCTTGGTCTTGATCAGCACCTGCTGTTGTTGCTACAATTCCTGCTGATGTACTATTAAAGGTACATAAAGCAGTAGTCATATTAGTTCCAAGTGCTTCCCAGTTTCTATTTAAAGCTCTTTGAACTTCAACTGTTGATACTTGGTCAATATTTGCATTTAAACCAGGTCTTTGTAAAAACCATTCTTCTAAATAAAAACGTCTTGTATCTTGTGGATAATCTCCAAGAGTTCTGTCTTGGATTAAACCAGTAGTAGAATCTTTACTGATTAATTTCATTCCATTTTGCGACCTTATAGGTCCAGAAAAGGTTGTATTAGCCATGTCCATTCTCCCGTCTTGGCAAATGTCAACTACATTATGTAATTGTCGGTTAATTAATTATATAATGAAAAAAACCAGATTGCAATGCAATCTGGTAAAGTTTTTCTTTTGGGAGGAAATATTGAATAAAACAATATATCTACCTCTTACGTATCACAAATAAAAAAGGGTGGCAAGTGCCACCCTTCAAATCCCAGAATTTGTTTTTAGTTATGCACCTGGTGAACCAAATACACATCTTGGATCAGAGAATCCAAAAGAATATCTCTCACGAGCTTTATATCTCATGTTTCCAGTATCGAAGTCTGCTTCCATACCTGTAGATAAAGCTACACGTTCAAAATGTAAGAACCCACGAGGAGTATCTGTCATAAGGAAAAATGCATCTGTATCAGTTAGGAAGTCATTGACTACATAACCTTCTGGTAACATACCCATGTTCTTCATTGCATTAGCATCATTATCTGATGTTGATACTCTAAGTGTTGAGTTCATAATTCTCTCTGCAACGAACTGTAACTGTCTTGGAATAATTAATTTCATTCCTCTTAAAGCTACAATAAGACCTCTTTCGTCAACAAAGCCTGCAATCTTAATTAAAGCATCTTCAAGAGATGTTTCGTTAAGGTCTGCCGCAGTTGAAGGTTCATTCGCAAATGTCGCTCCAGTTGTTAACGGATGATCTGTTGCACAGAGTTCTTTTCCATCACCACCAGTAACTGTACTATCAAACGCATTGTTCAATACAGATGCTGCTTTAACTTGCTTGGTGTGTGCCATTGATCTTGCCAAAGCTTTTGTGTATCTACCAGAAAGTCTGTCGTAGAGATTATCTTCTACAGCTTCTTCTGTGATACTAAATGCCAAAGCAATAGTCTCATGGTTATACCTTGCAGTATAAGCTTCATTTGCATCGTCAAACGCTACTCCAGTACCTTCCGATTTAGTCGGTGCAGCACCAAAGCCAGATAACATTACTTCTTCTTCAAATGATCTGTCTGATGACTCTGTTGTGAAAATTTCAGAGTGCTGGTTTTCATACCTTGCATACTCCATTCCGAAAAGAGCATTAAGACCAGGCTCTAGCTCTTTAGATAGTTGTGCTCTACTTATCGCCATAATTAATCTCCTTTAAGAAATAGCAGCATCAGAATCTCCAGTAGAACTGAAGAAGATGTGATTGTTAATTTTAACGATATAATTGACCCCAGCAGCAGAGTGATCTGCATTTGTAGGATCATCGTGGATACCCAATATCATCAAAGGATTAGACGGATCTGAATCCTCCGCTGTAGATATATCAATCTGAGCAGTCGAAATACCAGTAGTAGTACTACCAGCAGCACCATTTTCAAGTTCTACTGTCTTGAAAATATCGATCCTAGCAGTTGCTTTGTTAGTATTCGTTCCGTCAGATGCAACAATATATCGTTGCATAGGGTTATCATGCACAAAACCTTTTATATCGTGGTTAGTGTCTGCTGACCCAGAACCAGGCCATGTGTTAGAGAATTTAAGTTTTTTAGTGGTGTTATCAACATATTCACAACCAGCAAATACACCAAGATACTGTTTAGTATCACCAGTTGCATCACCAATTGCTATAGTTCCACCTGTTAATTCAACAACAACAGGTGATCCTTGAAAAATAGCTGAAGCATCACTCTTTATAAAATACTGATTTACTCCATCAGCAGTCGTACCGCCAAAACCATTAATTGGTTTTAAGCCGAATTTTACGCTTGTATTAGCCATAAAATGTTACTCCTAAAGTTAAAATTGAAATTTCATTAGGATTCACCTTTTCGGTTTCCTCCAAATGTTACACGACTTTGCCTTTCCTTTTGGATTGGCATCGAAGGATGTGACTCCTTCATTAAGTTTTCATCAACAGCCGTCATTTGGTTGCGGGTTCGACCCCGGTAAAATTCGTTTCTTTCCAATGCCGTCTCTTCTGGAATCCTAGCCAGTATCAAGCCTCCTTGACCAATCACACCAGAATGTTTTCCCTCTGTAATTGTAGAGAAATCTTCATCTGGATACTCGTCAGCACGAACAGGTTCCCAACCTTCTCTTAACTTAGCGTGGACGTTCATTTGATCCTCCTCGCCTCGAATGTTGGTTCTTATCCATCTCTGCCTATATCCTTCTGGTGGTTTTGGAGCATCAAGTCTGCTCGGTGGTGACCAGGGTTTTCTTCGGGTGGCGGTGCCCCTTGTATTCGCCTCTCTTTTTGTTCGATCTGTCATCATCTATTCCTTTACGTATTTAGCGTACTCTTCAAGAGGTACATTTAGCTTTTTAGCCATTGCCACCTGCGAAGGAGACAATCTAACAGTTCTGCGTCCCTGTTTTTTGCGTGAAGCGGAAGTGTCAGCAGGAGCGACCCTGGCACTTCCTCCGTTTGCTCGTTCAGTTGTAAATTTGTCTGGGAACAAACCTTTTAACTGACGATCAATTTCATCATAGTATTCATCAGACGAAAGGTCAAACCCTTCTTCAGATAATTTTTGATGAATACCCATTGCTGTACTTGTCATAACTTGATCATCACCAAACCAATCATTCTTTTCTGCCCAAGCTTGTGCCTTTGGATCAACAGGCGCTGCTTGAGGTTGTGGCTGTGGTTGTACTACTGCTTGAGGTTGATCAGTAACTTGTTTTGACTGAGCATCTTGTCTGTCTTTCGCTATTCTATGACGTTCTTGTTCAATAGAAATCTTTGAAAGAGCTTGTTGAGCATCAAACATTTTATCAACATCACCATTATCGTGAGCTTCTTTATAGTTCTTTTTTGCTTGATCAAGCTGTGCGTCAAGACGAGTGCCGTACTCTGAAATATAGCCTTGATCTAAATTATTTAAGCGTTCTTTAAGTTTTTCGTTTTCTAACGCTGCTTCCTGGGCCTTCCTCTCGGCTTCTTGCTTGGCTCTTTCTTCGTTTTTGTACTTGGTTGTGAGCTTTTTGATTCTATCTTGTGCCCTTTTACCGACATCTTGTAATTCTTTGTCATCTGGCTCGTCTGCTTTTTGTTCAACTTGTCCAGAATCAGATTTATCTTCTGTTGTAGAATTAACAATAGGTTCTTTGTTTTCGTCCAAAGTAACTTCAACATCTTTTTCCTCTTCGGTTGTTTCGACTTTTTCTTCAGCTAAATTTTCTGACATGTCTTTTCCTTTATATATGTTTAATATCTTCTGGGTCTAAAATTGTAGCAATAACTTCATCATCGTTAATGATACGAACTTCCATATCCTCTAAAGAAAATCTGGATCCAGCATATCGACCTATACAGATCCAATCACCTTCCTTGCACCAAGCTCTGTCTTCTTCAAACACAGCTTCTCCAAATTTAGCTGAATCTTTGTAAGCAATAGGTCCAACTTTTAAAACATAAGCTACAACTGTGGCTAATGCTTCCCTTTGTCTTATCTGATCTGGTATAATTACACCCTTATCAGTAACTTCTTTACCTTGATAAGGTGCTACAAGGATTCTCCATCCAGTTGGAGCAGGTAATCTTTCTTTAAATGATTTATCAAGAAGCGTAGGATCTAATACCCTCTCTTCTTTTTTTACGTAAGCTTTTTCTTTATTTCTTTTTTGAAGTATGTGGTCAGGTACTAATAATGTCTTGGGCATCTTCGTAGTTCTTCTCCAACAAGGATTTCATTTCCTCCTTTGCGTAGGTTAAGCCTTGTATCTCACCTACAAGAAGTCGGTAGTTCTCAATATCTTGAATACCACCAGATGTTAAGATCGTAGCAATGTCTTGCTCACGTCTTTCTAACATCTTATATACGTGTTTTGCGAAGTCTGCAACATCCATCTTGTTTTATTTAATAAATTCCAGAAAAGTTACTACCAGAAACTTGTATAGAACCACCTTTAGATTTTTTAACAACCATAGTTTTACCATTCTCACTAACAAGTTTTTCTTTGTCTGTATCTATTTTACCTTTAAATGGTTTTGCTAAAGACTTTGCTAACAAAGCACGATCTGCATCTGAAATAGTCTTTCCAGACTCTCCTAAAAGCATTTGTACTTTCTTACGATCTGCATCTGAAATAGTCTTTCCAGATTCAGACATAGCTCTTGCAACGGAACCTCCTTTTTTCAAAAACCCTATTTTCTCTCTAACAGGTTTTGGTAGTTTAGGAAGACCTTTATTTCCTTCTGGGACAGGTTTTAAATTTTTCTTTTTATTCATTTTTTTTCTCCTTTTTTATTTATCATTTGCAATCCTTGCTTACCAAAGCGATATCCAAATGAGCTGCCTATTATTATATATAACATGTTGGCGAACCAATTTGGGGTCGATTGTTCTAAGAAAACAAACCCTTCTTTAACAAATGGTTGTGTCCAAGGCAAGAAAGAAGCCACAAGGATTGCCCCAAAAATTAGACTCCAAAATTCGTCCTTCCAGGATTCACCCATCTGGTTTGTAAGTGCCTGCTCATTAAGAAAACTAGATGTTGCTTCAGTCTCATAAACTTTCGCTTCCGCTTTGGCTTTTGCTACCTTAACATCTGTTTCTGCTTTAGCTTTATCAACACGTCCTTGTAACCACGTACTGGCTAATGAACCTATAGGCCCTATTATACTTCCTAGTCCTAGCATATTAACTCCTTATTTGGTGAGAGGTGTTTAGCATTATCATCAAATATTAGTATTCATTTTAAATAAGTATTAGGTTAAAAAAGAAACCAAACACCCCTCATAACTGGTGAGGAAGGCAGGCACCCCTGCGAACCTTCCTCATATATTAACATTTCCATCTTCTTCTTGCCTGTCTCAGTCTACTATTTGGATCTTTTGCCGCTTTAGGAAACTTTTTCATCTGTCCTGCACTTCTTGCACAGTATGATTTACGTCTATTTGCTGCTTTACTGCCTTTTTTTACTTTTCCAGTAACGGCTGTCTTTAATTTACTGCCAGGATTCTCTCTTCTGTACCGAGAAACTCCTGCTTTTGTCATTCCAGCACCTTTTTTTGTAGAACGGAAGTATTTCTTTGTCTTTGGTGGTTGTTTATCCTTTTTTCTAGCCACGTTTCTTCCTTCTAACTGATTTTACTCTTCTAGGCTTACCTGCTGGTTGCCCTATTCTCTTTTTTTGAGCAATTCTTGTTCTTTTTTCTGTCGTTGTAAGTTCTTTTGAGGTTTTTGGGGTTTTAGAAGATACCCTCTTTGAGGGGCGACAATATGGAGTACCCCGTTTTTCACCTTTTTTTCTCCCACAAGCCTTCCCCGTGCGGACATCTTTCCAATCCTCCTTGAACCAACGCTTTAACGCTAAACCTTTTTTAGTTTTTCGTACAGCCACTAAAAAATCCTTGTTTTTTTACGCCTATTTTGAGTTACAGAACCGCATCCGTTAGCAATAAAACCACCATCATCAAATTTTATGATTCCACCTTCTGCTGCTTTTTTAGTCTTCTTCTTTTTTGAGTTTCCGTAGTTTGCCGCACCAACTTTTCGACATTTAGCAATAGCTCCAGAAGCATAAGCTGAAGGAAAAACTCTATATCGTGCTTTAACTTTTCTGTAACAAGCGTCTTTTGCCATAATTAACCTTTTATTTTTTTAGTTATCCATAAAAACAGTGCGTATACAACTAAACCATATACTGTAGCAATCCCAATATCAACTAAATGTTCACGCATATGATAGATGAATTGTATACCAGCTTCAACATCACTGCCACCACCAGAACTGTCAGTAATATTTATAGTCTTACCTTCAAAGCCAGTAAACGCACCTTCTTCAATAATTATTTCTCCATCTTCAGGTAGATCTTCAAAATCTGAGGATGTTGTTTGGTTTATTTCAATGTTACTCATTTTTTACCTTTTAAGTATTTAGGATCTTCATTCTCCTTCTTTTTGAGGTACGCAATAAGTGGTAACATAAACTTGGGAAAACGCAGTTTGCTGGTGCGTGTTTTGTGCCCGTATTTTTTCGGCAAAGGAGAGACATGTATTAAGATCCTGGAAAAAAACACGTTCTTGAATATCCGTTCCATGTAAAATTACTATTAAAACCCATATCATTTACCATTTTCTTTTGACCTTGTAAATGCAGTCGCACCCATAAATGTTGCAACGATACCTAAATTTGCCACAACATACGTTGAGAGTAAAGCCGTTACCATCTCAACTCTTGCATCTGGTATTACTGGTGACATAACTAAAACTATTAAAATGATTGATGATATAGATGACACCCAACAAAGCATCCTCTGTTGGTCTTGCATCTTATCAGAATTTTCAAGACGTATCATATGCTCAGATCGTGCAAGTTCATCGTCACTTACAATTCCGTCACCATCTAAATCAAACTGTTCGTATTGACTGCCTTTTTGTAATTTTTTGCTCATTCAAAACTTTCCTTTATACTTTTAACCACGTTTTTCAACGTAAAGGGTTTTTCATTGGGTCGATATTTACATCGCATTTCTCTTGGACATTGAACATTACCAGCACTCATGTCAATGTACTCATTATATTGTGTATAATTTGCTCCAACGTAAACACAGATATGTTGGTTATCTGTTCTCATTTGTTTTGCTAATCTGCACGTTGTATGCTCCTTGTCTCTTGCAAAAGTAACAATTGCTAGAAAAGAAATAATACAAAAGAAGATTAAGAAATAATAAATAAAATTATACAGCATAAGCATTACGCAACACTCTTTGTGATCAGCCAGATCATCCATCCAAGAGCAGATAGTCCAATCAATACAGAAATACCTATAACAGTATAATCTCTTATCATACGTTGTTGCTCTGCTTTAGCATAAATAGCTTCCTGTCTGGCCTTTCGTATACGACCTTCCTCACGCAACAAATCTTCGTATGCCATTAAGCCATAGTGACCAACTAGCCAGTTCTTAAGATCTTCACGTTGTTTTTGTATTTTCTTCTTAGCTGCAAAACTCTCCATTGCAACTTCCTGGACGGAGCCATTAAATAATTTATCAAAGGTTGATGGGTTGTTAGAGTTCTTGTGAATATTATCTATATCAGAGACTGCACCCATCCATTTACCCAATGTAGCTGTGCAGTCTTCAAGTTCTTTACCAGCTTGAACCATAGACACAAAAGTTTTGTAGCAAGTCGTAGCTGTAGTGACTGCTGCACCTAATGTGATTGGATCGATCATTGTCTCTTAGCAGATTGAGCGGCAATTCGCTCTCTGTTTACCTCATTCCTTTCATCAGCAATATCTTCTTGTAACTCTAATCGTGCAGAGTCCGTTACAGCTTGTTGCTCTAATCTCTGTCTTTCAATATCAAGTCTTGCTGCATCTGTCTGTGTTTTATTTTGTTCTTGCTGTTGTTTAATCGCAAGTTCTTGTTGTCTAATCGCTACAAGAGGATCGGGGCCTTGTTGTTGAGGCATAAGATTTGGAAGCAAAGCTTCCGTCAATTGCATTTCTATCTGTGATATTTTCATGTCCATAGAAGATTGATCTACAGGCATACCTTGCATTTGCATTTGTTGTAGTTCTTGTTGTGCCATAGCTCGTGCTTTCAATGAAATATGTTCCATAATGTGAGATATGAATACACCATAAACTTGTGGCGAAGTTTGGACAACGGGCAACTTCATAAAAGCAACATGCATACTGACATGTGAATCATGGTCTTGCTCTGGAAATGATTGCAATAATTCACCCATCAATGCTCTTGCGTTTTCAATGGCGGGATCTAGTGGTTGAGGTTGTGGTGGTGGAGGGAGAACCTCATCGATATTTTGCACTTCCAGAGCAAGATACATTCTTCTATATGCTTGGTACAAATTGTGAACTTGTGGGTTTGACTGTGCCAACTGCAATTGAGTCTGTGCCAAAGTCACCCTTTGTGCCATAGAAAATATGTTTGGATCAGATACGGGTACAACATCAACACGTCCATCAAAATCTGACTGCTTAATCTGTCTGTCTCCACCACTTACATCATACGGATATTCTGGTGGAAGATTCTCTGCAAGTATTCTAGCTAATAACCTAAACTCTTGCTTTTGTGCATAATGCAATCGCTTATGAATAGCAGACATAACTTTCATGCCACGTTCTAACAATGCGACTGTTGTTCCAACAGGCGTATCTTTGCCCATGTTTTGGCCTGTCTGCTGGTCAGCAATAGAAACAAATCTCCGACCAGCATCAATTAATGACCCCAAAAGTTGTGCTAGAGTTGCAGATGGTTCTTTAAATGGCAGAGGAATAATTGAATTTCTGATGTCACCTCCAGGTGCGTCAATGTCCCTGAACTCGCCTGGGTTGAGAGGCTCATCATCATTTCGTATCCTCAAACCTCTTGCTTTAAAACCAGCAGGCAGGTTCGCTAAAGTTCCAGAATCAATTAACTGTCTCAAGATACTCGTGGCTGCTCTCCCCAAGCCTCCAATCATATGTATAAGACCAAATCCATAGAACCCTAATCCTGGAAGAAATTTGTAGTGCACGAAGTATTGTACTTTTTTCTTCATAGGATCTTGTGCCGCATAGTTTCTTCTTATGGATAAAACCTCTCCACTACCTTTATCTAATGTTACAATGTAAGGTAATTTAACTCCAGTTGGCTTACCCTCATCTGTATCCATATCTTCAAATCCTTCAATGTCTAAATCAACATGCATTTCAAGGATTGTGTAAATATCATCTGTGTGCGACTTATCCGTTCCGTCAAGCTCTCTTATCTTTTCCTTAACAGAATCATCTGACTCATCATAAGATGAGGATAGTTCAATATCTCTATATTCACCAGCAACTTGCAGTTTTCTAACTTGGTTTTCATCCATCCGCAGTACATGTGTTACACGACTCGATGTTGCAATGTCCGAGGCTGAATATGGAATAACCATATCTTCAGCTGGTACAAACATGGCTACTGCACGTTGTTTCAACGGATCATAATAAACTTTCTTAAATGTCGAACCAGATAACGGCAAGTAAAACAACATCTGATCGGTGTCTGGATCAAACTCTTCCATCACCTCTGTAATCTGGTAGTTCATAAAATCTTTTACACGGGTTGCTTGTTCTTCCCGTTCTGCATCTTTCAAACCTAAAATCTGTGTTTTTACTGGACCGCCTGCTGGTAATAGTTCCTTGTAGCATTGTGCCTGGAACTGGGTTACAGATTCTGCAATCAACGGATGCGTTACACCAGATGCACCAGCAAAAGGCTGTGTTCTTTCTTCATACTTAACACCTAATAAATCCAGACCTTTGACATATCCTTCCTGCCATTCGGATCTTGAATCATTGTCTTCTTCATACTGTGCAACAAGGTCACTGGACATCTCACCTAAGATGCCATCATCTAGAACCTCTGCCAGATTAGCATTGTGATCATAGACTTCCGTCTCAACTTCCATGCCTTCGCCACCCATCAAAGCTTCAAGGATAGCACCACCTTTACCATCTTCCGTAATATCAACGCCACCTGCAAATTCTTCTGGTGACGCAATCTCCATTTCAACTTGAGGAAGAGCTTCTTCCTCTGGACCACCAGGTCCGATAGGTATCTCTGCCATTAGAATATCCTCACTTTTCCGCCACCTTTAAATTGTCTGACCAATCCACCTCTTGCACCTTTGACAAGTTCTGGACCTTGCATCTCTTCATTAAATATTGTCCATACTTCATACTCTTCATCGTTTAATGACTCGGGTCCAAACTCACTTGCTCTACTTCTAATTTTACCAATTCTGCCTTTTCCTTCTCGTACCAAGGCATTAAGTTTTTTACTTTTGTATGGCCCATCATCACTCATTAGAATGTCCTCACTTTACCACCTTGATTATATTTTTTACCAGCAAGTGGAGCTCCAGGTGCTTTTATCATAACTCCTCCTTTGTCAAACTCCAGATAAATAATATCATCAATAACGTCTTGTTTATACCCTAATCGTTTCAACTGACGTATACGATTTTGCATTGCTTTAGGTGTTTTTTTATCGTTAGACATTAGTAATACTCCTTCTTCCTTGGATACCAACCATCATCTTCTTCTTCGCCATCAAGAGATATAAAACCTCCCTGACGAAAACGTATCAAAGCCATTGTCATACTGTCAACATAATCATCGTGGTCACCATGTGGAAATGCTGCACATTCTTCAATCACTTCCTCCGAGAAACTTTTCTCTGGTGCCCAAACCATACCTGCCTCAAACAATGGTGCAACCATGTGCATACGTGATACCTTATCACGACCTTTGCTCGGTGTATAGTTCAAAACTGGAATACCGCCTCTTCTTAATTCATCCGTCAATGGAGTACCCGTGGCTTTTGCTTCAACAATCACCATATCTGGTTCCCAATAATTATACTCCTCCAACGCTGTCTCTTTAAGTTCTGGAAAATTCCAACGCCCTCTTCTTGCATCAAGAAGTACAATATGATCTGCCCCACCTTCTTCTGGCTGAAACACACCCCATGTTGTAATCGCAGAGTAATCCGCACTTTCTTTCTTGCTGAACGCTGTATCATAACTTTGCATGATGTAACTTAAATCTGGGATTTCGCCTTTGTCCCACATGTTCCACCATTCTTTTTTAACAATTGCACCTTCTTCTGCTGTTGGGTTTTGTTGCCATTGTGCATTCCATTTAGCCAGGGGCAAAGATGCTTTGACCTTTAACAAATCATCCTTCTGCCAGAACTGCGGCCAAAGTGGTTTGTCAGATGGCATAATCGCTGGAAATTCTACAATCTCCCATTCGTCCGACATGATATCTGAGCCTTGTGCCTTGATCAGTCTACCCGTCAAATCCTTCAAACCCCACCGTGTCATCACAACGATTATCGAACCGCCTGGCTGTAAACGCTGTCTAGGTCCAGAAGTGTACCACTCATATGCATTGTCAAATGCCGTCTCGGATAATGCATCCTGTTCCGAGTGTGGATCATCAATAATAAATAAATCCGCACCACGACCCGTGACCGCTGCACCCACACCAGCCGCAAAATATTCACCGCCCTCGCTTGTCTCCCAACGACCCGCTGCCTTACTGTCTGCTTTTAAATCAGTCTTCGGAAATACATCCTTGTAATGTGGATCATCGATCAAGTCCCTTACCTTACGACCAAACCTTACTGCCAGTTCCGTGTTATGTGTTGCTTGAATAATTTTTAGTTTAGGGTTCCTTCCAAGAAACCATGCAGGCATCAAATAAGATGCAAGTTCAGACTTACTATGTCTGGGGGGCATGTTGACAATCAGTCTTTTGAGCTCACCCTTCGCAATGCGTTCCAGCTTCTCCGCAATAATCTTATGATGCTTACCTTCAATAAAATTCTCATATACATGATGTGCAAACGCCATGAAATCTGATTTCGCCTTGTCACGGACCACCAAACGTATTTCAGCCTCTTTAAGAGAGAGGATCTCCTTAAGGGTTTCTTCGGGTACTGTATCAAGATTCATTGTCAACGATTTTATATTCGCCCTCAAATGCCTGAGGATATTGTTTCTTTAACTTGTCAAGCTTGTTTAATATTTCTTCTCTAGACATTGAATCCATTACATTAATCTGTTCCCTTCTGTCCGTGACCAATCCACCCAAGCTACTTCTTAACTTCTCGGCATTGATGGCGGCAGAGAATTGTGTTGCTTCTTCCGCACCACGGGATAAATCATGTAAACGCTTCATCTGCCCCAATACTGTGACACCATATTTACGTTCACGCTCCTCACGCAATTCTTGAACATACTCAACAACATGCGGAAAGTCCCTTCCGTTCAATAGCACAGAAGCCTGCTTCCAGCAAACCTTCTCGGAGTAACCTGCTTTTCGTGCACATTCAGCGTTACTGTAAATCCCTTCCACAAAATATTGGGCAAAGGATCGTTGTCTCTGGGTCAATGTCCTATCGTGCGATAGTTCTATGTCCGTGGCAATCTTTGATATGGATTTTGTCATTAGCCAAATATACTCGGTAAACCTGCTATGGGTCTTGGTATTTGATACGATCCTTGACCAAACCTTTGCCTTCCTCTAAGTCTGTCAAGTAAAAATGGCGGTAATCCTCCAAAGATACCTCCTGATTTAGCAGGACCGCCAAAAACAGGCATACTACCTAAATCTTTAGGAAAAGGAAATGGTCCTGGCATGGGAGGTTGAAAAGGATCCTGCGGTGGACCTACTGGATCCGTTGGTGTTGGTGTCGGTGATGGAGTGGTTTTCATCTCATCCATCCGTCTTTGTATTTCTTCATCTACATAAGAATTTATCTGACCTGGCATCTCAGAAACAATCTGTTGCAGCGGACCTTGAATACCCTGTAACGGCATCAATATAGCTTCAAGTCCTTGAGGACGTTGCATTAACATCGGATCTGGGCCAGTCATTCCGTTTGCAAAAGTTGTCATAGTTTAGTTACCCGTAAATATATCTGGCAAATTAATAGCTGGAACATTGAAGTTCGTTGCTGCAGTATAATTTGGTTCTGGTTTTGTCATCGTATCATAGGTTCGTGGTGTAATGTTATCTGGCTCTGTGGTATCGTCCGTTGGTACACAGACCTTGGATACTGGATCCATACGATAGCCTTCTGGACATGGGTCAACGGGTTGCTGTTGTTGTGCCGCTAACATTGCTGCACGTTCTCTGTCTTCTTGATCTTTACGGCTAAACTCTTCTTGTCTGGCTTGTGATGCTTTGATAGCAGGGTCTACATCATAAACAATATTACCAGCCGCATCCTTACCCACAGGTAAAAAACCTAATCTTTTGGCTGTAGCTGGATTTTCAAACTTTCTTCCTACAGCAAAATTCTCGTCACCATCATATAAAGGTTGACCATACTCATCTGTTTGACCATAAATCGCAGGACTTGAACCAGTGACACTACCTAATATTCCTTGCAAAATACCTCCTAGTCCAGTTGGATTTATCTGATCAATGACATTTTGTGGAGGCATTGAACTCGCTTTACCTGCTGGAATAATTGGTCTATTGGTTGGAATGTTAAAGAAATCTTGTCCAAGAAAATTATTTTGTACTCCAGCAATTCCTTCTCCTCTTTCTTGAGGATAATACATAGCAGTTAAAGAAGGGGCAGAAGCTTGTTGGAAACCAGATATATTGTCTTGTGGACGTGGAGATAACGCATTGTAAATATCAAAATCAACATCTTCTTGAAAACCTGTGTCACCAGTATACAAACCTAATGACTTATTGCCTCCATACAAATTTGTAAAAGCTTGAGCCTGTTGTTCTGGGGACATAGGAGTTTTATCTGTCTGTTGAACAGTTACCTGGGGACTAGTTACAGATTGTGCACCTGTATCACCCGTATATACAGTGAAATCATCTTGACCAATCTGGTCTAATATATCTATGACCTCGTCTACTGGATCTTTTTGTGGACGTATAGTTTTGTCTTTATCTGTTGTAGAGAAACTTCCACTGAATGTTGTCATAAGGACCTCCTACCACAACATAACCCAATGAAAATATATTTGCAAATTTTTTTGTGCCTAGGGACTCCTAGGGGCCTTTTTCTGAGAAGGGGGGTACCCAATGAAAATATATCGGAATGAATTTATAAAACCAGCAGGGAGGGTGGG